GCATCACCGAAGCCGACGCCCACGCGCTCGCGCGCGCGGCGCTCGCCAGTGACGTGGACACGCTGGATGAGCCGGTCCTCAACGCCCTCTGGCAGGTGTGCGACGGGTCCGCCCGCGTGCTGTGCGAGGGCTTAATCCCCGGCGTTCGCGACTACGGGCTGAAGCAGGGTCATGCCCTGTCGCCGGAACTGATCTTCAAGGTGGGCCAAGACGTGCTGGGCTTTCGCCCGGCGAGGAGGGGGGCATGAAGACATTCGACGCAAACCGCCCGGCGCTGACCAGGGACGGCAGGCCCGTCACTATCTGGCGCCGGCGTGATGGCCTGCTGATGGGGGCGATCCACCTGGGCGCGGGCTGCTTCGAGGGTTGCTGCTGGGGCGAGCGCTCGGGACTGCGGATCGATACGGACCATCCGTCCGGTGGCGACCTGGTCAACGCGCCCGAGTGGCTCGCCCAGGACGCGCTCAACAGGCTGCGCGACAGCTACGACGAGCACGACCTGCGCGCCCGCTTCGGCGTGCGCTTTGACACCTTCCTGATCTGCCCCGACGAGATCCTCGCATCGGTAGCGGGCTGCGATCCGGACGCGGCGCCGTTGCTGCCCGAACAAGCGGCGGTGATGCACGCGCAGATCGAGGCGGAACTCGTGCCGCCTGGTGCGCACCTGCGCGGCTAGAGATACGTGGAGCCCATGCACCACCACAGCTACGCGGTGAGCACCAGGAGGGCCATGCGATGAGCCGGATCCCCGCGAACATCGAAGTGACCGAGCTGCCGGTCGAGCGCATCACGATGGGCGAGCGCCGCCGGCGGCACGACCTCCGCAAGTTGCTCCTGGTGGGCAGCCTCATGGCAGACCAGCTGCTGCGCTACGCCGATGATCTGGACGAGAGCTCAGGAGGCGATCCGCAACGTATGGAGCGCGCCCTGGCCGAAGCCTGGCAGAGCCAGCTCGAGAGGGCCCGCAGGCAGGCGCGTGAGTCCATCGGCGAGTGCGAGTGGTGCGGCCTGGTGGATCACCACCTGGTGCACGGCATCTGCCCCGCCTGCCGCGCGCGGAGCGTGGACGCGTGAAGCTGGTCTGCCCCTGCTGCGGCGCGACGCTCTCCATCGAGGCGCTGCTCACCGACGGCGCCGCCCGCGAGACGGTGGCCGCCGCACTGGCGCTTCCGGCGCCGCTGGGGGATCGCGTCCTGCGCTACCTGGCGTTATTCCGGCCCGCGTCCCGGGCGCTGTCCTGGGACCGGGCGGGGAAGCTGTTGCACGAGTTGCTTGGCCCCATCAAGGCCGCCCAGGTGGAGCGCAATGGGCGCGCCTGGGCGGCGCCGCTCCCGCTTTGGGAGCAGGCGTTCGATCAGATGCTCGCCAACCGCGAGACCCTGCGCCTGCCGCTCAAGGGCCACGGCTACCTGTTCGAAGTGGTCGCCGGCCTGGCCAATACCGCCGAGGGGCGCGCGGAGGCAAAGCGCGAGCAGCTCCGGCAGCGGCCCGACGGGCGGCGCGGCGGGGGACTGCGCAAACCCATCGACCGCGAGGCGGCAAAAGTTCGCATCCAGGAAGCCAAGCAGGCCATGAGAGGTGAGGCGTGTATCTCGACATCGAGCACCGCAAGCGATTGAAGGCCCGCGCGCTGGAGCTGCTCTCGCAGCATCAGGGCCCGGACGATCCCATCAGCATGACGGCGCTGAACGCCGCGATCACCGGCGAGACGGTGATCCCCTGGCGCCGCTACGACCAGAGCCGCATCACGCGCTCATTGATCACCGAGCTGCGCCAGGAGGGGCACGCCATCGCCCACAAGCCCGGCGCCGGCGGCGGGTACTACATGGCCCGCAACGAAGACGAACTCAAGGACACGGCCGCCTGGTTCCGCAAACGGGCCATGAGCAGCCTGCGCCAGGAGGCGGCCCTGCGCCGCATCTCGCTCGGCGCACTCATCGAGCAGTACCAACTGGAGCTGAAAGAGGAGCATTCCACCCATGCCCAAGACTGAACGCATCAAGCAGAAGGCCGCCACCTTCGTGCCCGGGCGGCGCGAGGAGGTCACCGAGGCCATCGCCGAGATCGGCCGCCTGCAGCGCGAGCGCAGCCGGATCCAGGCAGCGATGAACGACGAGATCGCCGCGGTGAAGCAGCGCTACGAGGAGCAAGCCAGGCCGCTGGCGGAGGATATCCAGCGCCTGGCCGACGGCGTGCACCTGTGGTGCGAGGCGAACCGCCCGGAGCTTACCCAGGAGGGCAAGCGCAAGACCGCGAACCTGGCGAGCGGCGAGGTGCGCTGGCGTATGCGCCCGCCGTCGGTCAGCGCCCGGGGCCTGGACAAGATCATCCAGACCCTCAAGGACTTGCGCCTGACCCGCTTCATCCGCACCAAGGAGGAGCTGGACAAGGAAGCCGTGCTCGCAGAGCCCGACGCCGTGAAGCACATCAAGGGCATCAGCATCAAGCAGTCCGAGGACTTCGTGATCGTGCCCTTCGAGACGGAACTGGAGGAAGTGGCGTGAGCTGGGTGCCTGTGGAATCGGACGTGCCGCCTCCGCTCGTCGACGTCCTGGTCGTGCATGAACTCTTCGAGGGCCAGCACACCACGGACTTCGCCTATCGCAAGCGCGATGGGCAGTGGGTGCTGACGGGCTCCGATCCGGATCAGTAGATCCAGCCAAGCCACTGGATGCATGTGCCGGCGCTGCCGGCCGAGCTGGAGGATGCGGCATGAAATACCTGGTGTACGTGGGTCGGGCGACCAGCATGCAGGGCGACGAAGTCGGCTACGCCTGGCGTGTCGAGCGTGATGGTTCTGTCGTGATCTCGGGCTGGAGCGCGGGGAGCAGGGCCCGAGCGAAGCAGGCGGCTCAGCTTGTCAGGAGGCGGCTCGAGCGAAGCGACGCGCGGGCACCCAGGCAGAAGGGATGGCACCTGCCGGAACACTCGGTGCACCTGGCCGGGAGCGAAGCATGAGAAAGCTGCAGATCAATGAAGCGGGCGCCTGGCGGATGGTGCTCAGCTACCCCGAGGAGCGTGACATCGAGGTTCGGGCGTACGCGGTCAAGATGGTGTTGTTCGGCAACCCGCACGCCAAGATCCGCGTCCTCGATGAGTGGGGGCATGTGCTCTGGTACTGGGAGTCCGGCGCCGGCTGGTACAAGCCCGCATTGGCTGCCCGTAGGGGGCGGCCGTGAAGGTCTACGGATGGGACGACACAGGCGTGCAGCGGGGCGAGCTGCTGGCCGCAATCGTGGACGCCGCTGAGTTGGACTACGGCACCGACATGCTCGCCGGCGAGCTTGGCTGGGAGCAGTCATTCACATCGTTCCAAGAGGCCCGCAAGCAGCTCATCAACGCCATGAGCGCGGAAGGCGTGGATCGGGAGCTCATTGACCTGGTCCGTTCGCTGAAGGCGGGCTATGTGCCGCTCACGGGAGGTGACGCATGAACGCCGTCGAACTCGCCAGGGTGGCCGGCAAGGCAGCGTTCGCCGAGGACCCCGAGCGGCCGATGGAGCAGGCGCTCGCGCAGGCTTCGCGGGGCGATCCCGGTGACGCACTGCTTGCCCAGGCATTTCGAGACGGATGGGACGCCGCCCAGGACGAGTACCTGGCCGGTCTCACCCCGCGCGGCCGCACACTCTACCGGTTCCGGTTAAGGGACCGGCTGGACTCGTGGCGCCGGCAAGGGGCGCTCACGTGAACAAGCCGAAGAACTTCCGCGCGCGCAAGATCCGGCTCGGCAAGGTGGTCGGTGCGGCCCACTTCCAGGCCGAGGATGTATGCGGCATATCGGGTTGCACATGACGGGATTGACCCGCTCTCGGGTGACTGGGTGGAGATCACTCAGCTGCCGGATGACGGCCCCGAACGCGGCGAAGTCATTCGGGAGGCGATCGAGACCATGAAGCATCCAGAGAATCTGGCAGGAGAGCGATCATGAGAGTGAACGTGTACGCAGAAGAGATGACCGATCGGATCGAGATCATCAACAAAGAAATCGAAGGGCAGAGCTTCACAGGCGTGCGGTTCTATCTTGAACTCCCTGCAACGGTGAACGGCTGTCAGTATCAGGGGCCCTTCATTCATCGCCCTGGCGATGACGATTCGAGCGCTGTGACATTCTGGGGAAAGCGAGACATGCGCCATGTGCTGCGCAAAGCCCTGGCCCTGCTTGATGAGCATTACGAGGACTAGCTGCGGTGGACGCACGACGCCGCGACCTCGCCAAGATCCATCTGGCTCGCAAGGGGCTGGGGCTGGACGAGGACACCTATCGCCAGATGCTCTTCACCTTCGGCGGCGCGTCCAGCGCGGCGGATCTGTCGGCCACCGGCCGTGCCCGCGTGCTAGCTCACTTCAAGCATTTGGGCTGGAGGCCAACAGGCCGCAAGGTCTCGCCGGTTTCGCGGCACAAGGATCCCCACCAGAAAACTCAGGCGGATAAGATCCGCGCGCTGTGGATCGACATGCACCGTGCCGGTATGGTGAGGGATAGATCGGAGCGCGCCCTGTCGCATTTCGTATACCGCATCACCCGCAAGCATTCGCCTGACTGGCTGGACGCCCACGAGGCCAACCAGGTGATCGAGACGCTCAAGCAGTGGGCCGCCAGGGAAGGGCTTAAGGCACGTGACTGAGTCGGATCTCGACATCCACCTCGTGGACGAACAACTGCTGCCGCCACAGATCCGGATGCTGGTGCGTGAGATCGGCATGGCAGAGACGCTCAGGCTGCTCGAAGCACGTGGGGGCACGCCATACCGGATCCCGAAGCACCCGGAGCGCGCCCGCGTGTTACGCGATATGGGTCTGTCGTCGAAGGCGATCGAACGCCTGTGCGACGCGTTCGGAGATCATCTGCTCGACGTACCCATGCCCACCAAGGTGCGCAACCAGCTTCGCGATATCGCGATCCGCGCCGAGCGTGCTGCAGGACGAAGTGGCGCACAGGTTGCGCGCCGTTACGGGCTGACGCGCCGGCGTGTGGTGCAGATCTCCTCCGGCAAGGACGATGATGGACGCGTTCGCGATCTGTTCGATCTTGACAGCCGCACGCTGCGCGCGCAGTCTGATTGACGCTCTTCCCCCGCCGCACGGGCGGGAAACCTTTCCCACTGATTACTTTCCGCCCGCCCCGCCATACTGGGGCGCATGAGTCGCTTTCGCCCCAAGTCCGAGATCCGCAAGCTGGTGATCCACTGCGCGGATACGCCCAACGGCCGCCCCCATACCGCCGCCGACATCGATCGATGGCACGGCGAGAACAATCCCCCATTCGTACGACGTGCGCCGAGCGGCGGCAGCACGGTGTTCGGGCACATCGGCTACCACTGGGTGATCCGCCTGAGCGGTGCGAGCGAGGTGGGCCGGGGGATCGAGGAGACAGGCGCTCATGCAGGGCCTCGCCACAATGCAGACAGCCTGGCTGTTTGCCTGGTCGGCCGCGACAAGTTCACCCGGGCGCAGTGGGATACTCTGCGCCATCTCGTCACCGGGCTGCGCAAGCAATTCCCCCATCTGGAAGTCACCGGCCACCGGGATCTGCCCGGCGTGCCGCCACGCACCTGCCCCGGATTCTCGGTTGCCGACTGGCTCGCCAACAGCATGCAACCCCTGCCAGAACACCTATTGGAGGAGTCGCCGTGATGCGCCACCTTGCCCGACTGTGTCTGACCGTCTTCGTCGCCTTGTCGATTTCCCTGACCGCGGGGTGCGCCGCCCTGCGGGCTGTGCAGGATCATCCGCTGGCCGCGCGACTGGCGGTGGAGCAGACCACGCTGCGCTGGATCGGGGATGACCTGCACCGTGCCGAACGCACGCGGGAAGTCATCGCAGAGGTCCGGCCGCATATCGAGGGGAGCGCCACCGTCGCCACGCTCGACCAGGCCGCCCGCAGCGCGATCCGGTGGGACAGCCTGAGCCTGGCTGATCAAAGGCTGCTGGAGACCCTGCTCGATGAACTCAAGCAAGAACTCGAACGCAGGATCGGGGCCGGGCTCCTGGATCCCGATCAGCAGATGACGGTCGCCGCGGTGCTGGACTGGATCGACGCCGCGGCGCAGGACGCGCAGCGTTTCCTGGAGCAGCGCGCGTTGCTGGTAGGGTCGGGCACGATACCGGCTACCTATCCCGCAACGGCACGTTGAGGGCCTGATGGCTGTCGATTACCCGTTCCTGAGAGAGCATGCACGCAGCGGCGACGTGCTGCTCGTGCGCGGCCGGGGGCTGGGCAGTCTGCTGATCCGGGTACTGACGGGCGAAAGCGTGAGCCACGTGGCCGCTTTGATCTGGCTCGACGGGGCCCTGTGGGTGGCCGAGATCCGGGAGTCGCGCGGATACGTCCTGACGCCCGCAAGCCTGTGGATCCCCGACCGATTGGAAGGGGGCGCCAATCTGTGGTGGGGTCAGATGCCCTGGTGCATCGGCGACGAGACCGCGATCGAGCACGCCGCGCTTCACTACCGGCATCGGCGCTACGGTTACCTGAGCCTGCTCCGCGTGTGGCTGCACCAGTTCCTGCGCATACGGCGGCGCACGATCGGCCTGGTGTGCTCCACATTCGTGGCGCGCCTCTGGGAGGAGGCCGGCTACGAGTGGCGTACGACACCCACGCCGGGAGCGTTCATGGCAGCCTGTCGGTCACTTCGCCGTGTCACTCACTCCACAGCCACACCGGAGGGAACCTGATGTCCGAACAGATCATGCGCGCCCTTGGCCGAATCGAAGGCGAGCTCCAGGGGATCAAGCAGGTGCAGTCCCAGCAGCACGAGACGCTCGCCCGTGTCGACCACCGGTTGGGAGACATGGAGGTGAAGACCGCGAAGCACGGCGCGCTCTACGGGTCCACGGCGGCTGTCGGCGTCATGCTGATCATCGAGGGGATCAAGAACTTCGGACGATCCCAAGGGAGCTGATGTGGCGCACAGCCAGGAGACCAGGCAGGCGGTTCGCCGGGCTTATGTCGTCGAGCGCCTCGCGCTGGAGCGGGCGGCAAAGCGAAACGGCGTCAGCTATCACACCGCGCGCGCATGGAAGAAGAAAGCGCGGGAGGACGGTGACGACTGGGATCGTGCGCGGGCTGCCACACGCATGGCGCAAGGCGGCCTCGGAGACCTGACGGCACAGCTGCTCGAGGACTTCGCGATTCTCTTCCAGCACACGGTCGAGGAGGTTCAGTCAGGGCAGTACTCCGCGCTGCAGAAGGCCGAGGCCATCTCCCGTTTGTCCGACGCCTACACCAAGACCGTGAAGGCGGCCGGCGGCGGGGATCCGCGCATCGCCAGGTTGTCGGTGGCCCTGGAGGTGCTGGAGCGCCTGGCGGGATTCGTGCAGGCCCAGTTTCCGGAGCATGCGGGCGCGCTGATGGCCGTGCTGGAGCCGTTCGGGCAGGAGCTGGCCGCAGCCTATGGCTAAGCTGTCCACGCGTCAGTTCTTGGATTCCCTGGGCGAGCTGGCCGCCGAGTTCCGGCGCGTCATCGAGGCGCGGGTTACCGGCTTCGATCCTGATCCTGCTGCCTCACGCACGCGTCGCGAGCGGGCGCACCGCGATTTCGAGTTCTTTGCCCGCACCTACTTCCCGCATTACATCGTCCATCCGAACAGCCGGCTGCACGACTACCTCTATCGCCGGCTCCCGGAGATCGCCGACTCCCCGCGCAGCGAGACAGATGCCATTGCTGCCCCGCGCGGCGAGGCGAAGTCCACGATCACCTCCCAGATCTACGTGATCTGGTGTGTGGTCACCGGGCGCAAGTGGTACCCGATCATCGGCATGGACGCCTTTGACCAGGCGGCCATCATGCTGGAGGCGATCAAGGCCGAGCTGGAGGCCAACCCCCGCTTGAACATGGATTTCCAGGAAGCGACAGGTCAGGGCCGCGTCTGGCGGGCCGGTGTCATTGTCACCCGCAACAATCGAAAGATCGAGGCGGTGGGATCGGGCAAACGGATTCGGGGCCGGCGCCACGGGCCGCACCGCCCGGATCTGTTCGTGGGCGACGACCTGGAGAACGATGAAAACGTGCGCACGCCAGAGCAGCGGGACAAGCTGCATGGATGGCTGAACAAGGCTGTGCTGAAGCTCGGCGCGGCCGGTGCCAAGTTCGATGTGATCGTGATCGGCACCATCCTCCACTACGACTCGGTGCTGGCGCGCGTGCTGAAGAACCCACTCTGGCGAGGGAACAAGTTCAAGGCGGTGATCCGCTGGCCGGATCGAATGGATCTGTGGGATCGCTGGGAAGAACTTCTGCTGAACCAGGGCAAGGAGGCCGCGGAAGCATTCTACCGCAAGAACCAGGCGCATATGGAAACCGGGGCAGAGGTGAGCTGGCCGGACGGGCGGCCGCTGTACGACCTGATGGTGATCCGCGCACGCGATGGGCATGCCGCCTTCGACAGCGAGCTGCAGAACGATCCGCTCTCCGATGACGAGGCACCGTTCGCGAAGGTCATCGTCTTCTGGGTTAACCGACTGGCCGAGTGGGTGTTCTACGGGTCCTGCGATCCGTCCTTGGGAAAGGCCGGCGCATCCCGCGATCCGTCGGCGATTCTGGTGGGCGGCTTCAACATGGAAACCGGAGTTCTGGATGTACTGGAGGCCAGCATTCGAAAACGCGTCCCGGACCGGATCATCGAGGACATCATCGGTTACCAGGCCGACTATCGGGCTGTGCTGTGGGTCGTCGAGAATGTGCAGTTTCAGGAGTTCATGCGCCAGGAGCTGGTCAAGCGATCAGCGGCTCGGGGGATCCCTGTGCCCGCCCGCGGCGTCACGCCGCTCGCGGACAAAGTGCTTCGGATCGAGAGCCTGCAGCCACATATGGCCAATGGGTTGATCCGACTCCACGCATCGCAATCCACGCTGATCGACCAGCTGCGTCACTTCCCCAAGGCGGACCACGACGACGGGCCGGATGCGTTGCATATGCTCTGGACCGCGGTCATGAGCCGCGCCGGCGGCAGGCCGACCATTGTCACCCGGCGCCGGACAGGCGCCACCAGCATGGCGGGTTACTGATATGGACACTACGGATCTCAAGAAGGTAAGCAGGCCGACTCTGGCCAGGGAGATCGCTACCCGCACCACGGATCCGAACTTCTTCTCGGGGCTGGCGTATCTGCCCAATCCTGACCCGATCCTGCGCAAGCTCGGCCGCACGCAAGAGGTCTATGACGGCATTGCCGCTGACGCGCACGTGTTGGGCGAACTGCGTTCGGTGCGCTCCGCACTGCTCGGCTTTGAGTGGCGGCTGGAATCCGGTGGCGATTCGCCTGCCGACGCCCGAGCCCTGGAGCTGTGCGAGCAGGTCATGGAGCGCAGGCCCGCACCGGGTCTGCGGTGGCCGGACACCATCTGGTCAATGACCGATGCTGTGTTCCGGGGTCACGCCGTGCACGAAGTGGTGTGGCAGCGCCAGGACCGATTCCTGGTGCCCGCTGCAATCATTGACCGCCCGCAGCGGCGCTTCGTCTTTTCCACAGAGAACAAGCTTCGCCTGCTGACCCGGCAGCATCCGGTCGACGGCGAAGAGCTGGGGCCATACAAGTGGTTGCTCACACGTCACATGGCCAGCCATGACAATCCCTACGGCGTAGCGCTCTTCTCATCCTGCTTCTGGCCTTACACCTTCAAGCACTCCGGCTACCGATTCTTCGTGAAATTCTGCGAGAAGTACGGCCTACCGTGGGCAGTGGGCAAATACCCGCCGGGCACCCCGCAGTCAGAGCAGAACGCAATCGCCGACGCCCTGGCGCAGATGATCGAGGATGCGGTGGCCGCGTTCCCCGACAGCGGAGCGGTCGAGCTCATTGAGGCGCGCCACGCCGGCGAGCCGGTCCAGGAGCGTCTGATCAATCTGTGCAATCGGGAGATGTCCAAGGCACTCACCTCGCAGACGCTGGCGACCGAGATCCAGGGCGAAGGCTCCCGTGCAGCCAGCGAGACCCATCGATCCCGCGAGGTCGCGGTCAATGAGTCGGATCGCAGTCTGATCGCCGACACCATGAACGAACTGCTGAGCTGGGTCACGGAGCTGAACATCCCCGGGGCACAGCCGCCCACGTTCGAGTTCTATGAGGAGGCCGAGGCCCGTGAGGAGTGGGTGACCGTCCTCGAGAAGGCGCGGCGCTTCGTCGCCGTGCCGAAATGGTTCGCTCACGAACGGCTCCAGATTCCGCAGCCCACCCAGGAGGAGATCGCCAAGGGTGACCTGTTGCCCGGCTTTGGCGAACAGTCACCTGGGCCCATGTTCAGCAAGGCCGTCTGCCCTCAGTGCGGCGGCGCGCACGACCATGCCGCGCCGTCACCGTTGCCGGATCTTGTCACCCTGGAGGCGGCTCTGGACGGGATCGATGAGGGCGAGCTTCAGGAGCAGATCGAGCCGGTCATCAATCCCATCCTGGAGTTCGTGCGGGAGGTGGGGCCCGAGGCCGCAATGACACGCATGGCCGAGGTCTACGATCATATGGATACCAGTCGGCTGGAGGACCTGGTCAGCCGGGTTCTCTTTGTCTCGATGGTGTGGGGGAGGATCAATGGCCGAGACACCTGATCTCGGCTACGCCCTGCGGCTGCGGCCGGCCGAAGCGATCGAGTACTTCGAAGGCAAGGGGTACGAAATCACATGGAACTGGTGGGAGCTCTGGGAAGAGGCGCATTCCAAGGCCTTCACGGTAGCTAAACTTGCTAGGCAGGACGTCCTGGAAGATATCCGCGGGATCATGTCCCGGACGTTCGAGCGGGGCATGACCGAGCGGGAATTTATCCGGGTCATGGAGCAGCGGTTGCAAGCTGCAGGATGGTGGGGCAAGAAAGTCGTGGTCGACGCCGACGGTGCCGCCGAGGTCGTGCAGGAAGGCAGCGTCCACAGGCTCAAGACCATCTATCGCACCAACACCCAGACCGCCTACAACGTCGGTCGCTACCGGGCGCAGGCCGATATGGCCAGGGCCCGGCCATACTGGCAATACATCGCCGTGATGGACGCGCGCACCAGGCCCTCGCACGCCGCTCTACACCTGAAGGTGTTCCGGTACGATGACCCGATATGGTCCAGCATTTACCCGCCCAACGGATTCAACTGTAGATGCAGGGTCAGCGCACTAAGCGACCGAGATCTGGAGCGCGACGGTCTGGAGGTGGAATCCAGCGCGGGGCAGTTGAGTACAGAGGTTGTCGACGTCGGCACGGACAAGCGCACTGGCGAGGTTATCCAGCGGCCGGTGACGGTCTGGAGCGGCAAGGACCGGTTCGGCCGAGACGCTGTGTTCCGTACCGATCCAGGCTGGAATTACAACCCGGGCGAGGCCTGGACCGAGTCACTCGATGAGCTGGAGAGGCCGGAACCATGACGCGGCCCTTCATGGAGATCGAGATCGACGACCGCCAGGTCCTCGATGCCCTCAACCAGCTCATCAGCAGGAGCGAGGATCTCAGCCCCGCCATGCAGGAGATCTCTGGTTTGCTAGCTCGGTCCACGGAACGGGCGTTCCAGGAGCAGAGGGATCCTGAGACCGGTGTCCCCTGGCAGCCGCTGAAACCGTCCACGGTGGAGCAGCGCGAAAAGGCGGGCCGCGGGTCAACCCCGATTCTGCAGGTCCACGGGCAGCTAGCAGCCAGTATCCAGCAGGACTATGGGCCGGATTACGCGGCGGCTGGTACCAACCATCCCCCAGGGCGCACTCACCAGTTTGGGGCAAGTCAAGGGGAATATGGGGTGTTCAGTCTTATCGCCACCCGCGCAGTCATCCCCATTCCTTGGGGCGACGTCCCTGCTCGCCGATTCCTGGGCATCGGCCCTGAAGACAGGGGGGAGATCCTGGAGATCCTGACACGGTACCTGGACGCGGGTTGAAGCCGCTTCAAACCCTAATCGCTGGCAATTCGAAGCGCCTTCGTTACCAGCATTGCGACCATTTTTTGCCGGTAAAAGGACGCGATCTGTGAGAAACTGTCGCAAATCAAACGTTAGCGCGTTTTTGCCGGGCCGTGTTTAACCTATTGTTTCAATGGGGTGTTCTCTGTCGATCCTTGATCACCCCCGTGTCGCAAATCAATCATCACCCCACAGATTCAAGAGACAAGAGACAAGAGACAAGAGACAAGAGACAAGAGGGTTGCATTCCGGGCGCGGCGGCCCAAGCTTGTCCTCTAGGGATGGTCTGAAGTAGTTGTGTATTTCTGGCTGACTTCAGCCCCTGCCGATTTTAAAAGCGGCAAATCGATCAAAAACGCTCAGATCACCCGCTTAT